GCCAGATACAGCAGAGCCAATGTTGATGTTGGTCGTGGAGCCAGATACACCAGCCGTGCCAATGTTTAGGGTTTTGGTTGCTCCGCTTGTGGTTGCGCCAGCACCAAACCCGTGCGTGACAGGCCCACCAGTTCCTGTGCCAAGCGACATTGTGCCGCCAGCGGTTATTGAAAATGTTGTAAGTGATCCAAAATTTACTGAGCCTTGAGCGTTCAACGTGCCATCAATATATGCGTTAGCGCCAGCAACAAAGTTGTCGTTTACAGTTAAGCCGCCGCCCACATACAGTTTTTGTGTGTCTAGCTTTACGGCATTGTTTTCAGTGTAATACTGGAAAACCGTGTCTGAAGTCGTGCCTACTATGTACACCCGGTTTGGCGCTGTGCTGTCAATAAACAATCCAGTTGGCGATGCCTCTTGAAAACCAATATAGAAGTTGTTGACTGGCGTTGCAGTACTGACATCCCACGCTGTGCCGAGGTCGTATTCCCAAATGTCGTCGCCTGTTGCACCAAGCAACCACATTTTCAAACCATTGTCGCTAAGGTTTACTTGGTTCGGCGTTGCTTCTTGTGCCGCAACACTGTAGAAAATCCCTCCGTAAGAGGCTGTGGACACATCCCATGCTGTTGCAAGTGCGTATTGGAAAACAGTGTCAATCGATGTTCCGACCACGTACATCACAGTGCCATCAGGCTTGAACCAAAGACCCGCAGGAGCGCCTTCTTGTGCCCCTACGCTAAACGATTTACTGGCATAAGACGCTGTAGCAACGCTCCACGCTGTTCCAAGCGTGTATTGAAATACGGTGTTGTTTGTATCACCCAGAACATACATAGACAAGCCATCAGGTTTAAAAAATACGTCTGCTGGAACAGTATCTTGAGCCGTAGTAGAGAACGTAGTCACAAAAGTGGCAGTCGTAATGTCCCAAGCCGTGCCAAGGGTGTACTCGTTTACGTCATCACCAATGTTTCCGTTGACGTACATCTTTGTTCCGGCAGAACCAATGAACAATCCGTTTGGTGCTGTTTCTTGAGCAGAGACAGAAAAACTATTGCCAGAGTAAAGCCACCCCGTGATAGTGTCGTTCTCGTTGAACGCTGAGTTGCCTGTTGCTGTGGTTACGGCAACTTCTGTGAACGTACCCGCAGCAGGGGTTGTGCCGCCGATAACCGCGCCGTCAATCGTGCCACCTGTGATTCCCGCAATGGCCGTGTTGGTGGACATGGTGCTGATGACCTTGATCTTCTCAGCCAGATCAGGCGCGACTACCTCACCGACGTTGATCTCTCGGCCCGTGGACAGCGTGATCACCAGTGATCCGTCAAAGTCGATCTTGGCGTCCGTGACCGACACGCCGTCCTCGCCGTCTTGGCCGTCTTTGCCGTTTTGACCATTCTGGCCATCACGGCCCGACAGCCCATCACGACCCGCCGGGCCGTCCTTGCCATCACGCCCAGGCTCACCCTTCTCCGGCACGATGGCCCGAGCCACCTCTAGCTGGGCCTCGACCTTGCGCTCCATCACCCTGATCGCCTCGACAATCAGCGACACGTTATCGTCAATGGCTTCCTGCTCTTGCGCCCGCATGGCGACAAGAGTCTCCTCCATCGCGTTGATTGCCGCCAGCTTCTCATCAAACGACGAATCGCCAGACTCAATGCTTTGGATCAGGTCTTTGATGTTAGCCATTTTTCAATCCGTCAGTCAGTTTGGTCAGGAAATCTTGCTTGACTTGCGACTGCGCGTTCATCTTGTCGGCCATCTGCAACTCGACAATCTTGCTCTTGTTCTTGATGTCCGCTTCCTTGAGCATCAACTCAGCAATCTTCACCCGCTTGTCAAACTCAGCCGACTCGTTGCCCGTTGGCAAATTTTTCGTTGTTGCCGAGATCACCTTGGCCTGCACTTCCTGCGGCATCAGTTGCACCTCGGTCATCAGCTTGGTCGCCTCGGCCCGGTTCTGCTCGGCCTGCGTTGTGTTGACCGCGATCTGGGCCTGCGCCGCTTGCATGGCCAACTGCTGCTGGGCTTGCTGCATTTGCGCGGCTTGTGGGTCTGGTTGGCTCATCTGGTCGAGGGCTGCCATCAGCTCGTAGCGGTTGGTCAGGCTGGAGTTGTTCAAGATGCCTTTCAAGATCAGCGGCAGCACCGGGGTGTTTGGACCCAGTGTCTGCAAGAGGCCAATGAACTGCTGCTGCTCGTACTCGCGGGCGATGATGCCCAGCGTGGCCGTTGGCAAGAACTTCATGTCCACACTTGGGTAACGCTCGGGGTCAAACTGCATGTACCTGAACGCCGCCTTTTGGATGAACGGAATCAGGAAGTCTTCTTGGAAGTTGACCAGCGTGCGCTTGTACTTCTTGATGATGGTGGCGACCGCCATGCTCATGCCCGCGCCGTCGCGGTTGCCTTGGCTCACCATGCCTTGGCTGTCCAGCGTGCCAGTGGCTTGCAGCAGCATACGCTCGAACTCTTTGGCCGTGTTCAGGTTGTTCAGACTGGTCTCGCCGAACTTGAACGGGTACAGAATCTCAGCCGGGTTGCCGTTGACCATGAACGCTTTGCCCGGCTTGACCTCGAACCGTGCGCCGCGTGGCAGGCGGGTGGCGTCCATGCCCATCATAGGTGAGGTTGTCAGCGCCAGCGAGTCCAGATGGCTGCGCACCTGGGCGTCAATCGCCTTTTGCATGTTGTAGGACTTCTCCACCGTGCCACGGCCCAGCAGGCGGTTGGGCACCGTGTCGTCTTGGTAGCTGATGACCGGGCGGTCCTTCATCATGTACGGGTTTTCTTCTGCTTTGAGCAGCAAACCGTCGTTGGCGATCACGACAATCGCCTCCACCATGTCCGTGTAGTCCTCGGCAGCCGAGTCGTCGGGGAACAAAACCTCGACTTCTTCGTCCTTGTCCGTCAGGTATTCTCGGGGCACCAGGCCGTAGTACGTCAGCAGACGCACCTTTTCGTCGCGGTACTGGCTCATTTCCTGCGTCGGCTCTAGATCGGTGTCCTCGTACGTTGGGGTGATGTTCACCTTGCGGTAGATACCCTTCTCAATGCCCTCGACGATCTTGTGGATGCCCACATACTTCTCAATCGCCACACCCATGCAGTCGTCCACAGACGTGCCGTTGGGGTCAAACAGGAAGTTTTTCGGGTTGACGGGCATGATTTTGACCGCAATCCGGCTTTTTTCCACCACACCGATGGCCGCTTGGCCAACTTGCCCCGGAATCGGCTGCGTTGCAGGTTCGAACACCTTTTCCGTCTTCACGACGATCTCGCCGATGCCCGTACCGTAGATTTCAGCCATCAGCTCGATTTGATCAATCGCTTTTCTGATCTTGTCCTGCTTGAAGTCTTCCATAAGCTGATTTTTCAGCATCTCAACATCCAACGGGCTGCCGTTGATGTCTTTGAGGTCGTCTTCAATGTCGAAAAAGTCGCCTTGCCCGAAGATCGCTTCCATGATCTCTGCGTGCCGGGTCTCGACCGCCTGCTGAGTCGCAGGCGTCACGATCCTTGACCGTTCAGAATCGCGTGTTTTGTCTTCTGCCGCCCATTCACCACGGAATATTCTTTCGAATTCAAGATACTTATCAAGAAAGTTTGTATTTCTATAATCTCTCCAACGATCACAGTGGTCAACAACAAACGCTGTTAGTTCCTTATCGGATTCGGTCGGCTCACTAAATTCGTTTTGCGCTAGATCAGCCATCATCAAACCTCGTATTTGTTCAACTTGCGCTTGTTTTCCGTCGCAGGAATGACACGCAAGTTATCTGGCACATGAAGGCCGCTGACAAGCCTGCCTTTTAAAGGGATTATATGGTCTACATCCCAAGTGTAGTCACTTTCCCGCGTTCGCATAGCCGCCAGTTGGTACAGGCACTTGATCTTGAGTAGGTCAAACTCTGTAAGCCAGTGTGGTGTCCGCTGCAATTTTGCAGCCCTGTACTTTGCGGTGTGGAGAGTGCTGCTAAGACGATTTGATTTAATCCATTCGCCAGAGTACGCATTTATTTTTTTGCGATTTTTTTCCCTGTAATTCGCAGCAATGGCTCGAATCTTTGGCATGTTCTTACGACGGTAGTCGTTGCTGCGGGCGTTGTGTACTTCTTTGTTGTTGTGGTACGCCGCATTTGCTTTTGCTTTTGTACACTCTTTGCAGTATGTGGAGCACAAATCCTTTGCCTGCTTATCTTTATAGAACAGCGACATTGGCTTAACACTGGCACAGCCTCTGCAAGTTTTGGTCGGCTCAAGGGTCATTTTTTACCTTTGCATCACACACCACTCACGATATCCATCGGCTGCCAGTCCTCGTCGTCAGCGTCTTCAAAGTAGCTGGTGACGGCCAACTGGTCGATGTACGACAGCGCGTCCGGCAGGTCGTCGTGAACGCCCTGCGACGGAAACATCAAAAGCTGGTCCACAAACGTGTCCCAGTTCTCATCACTGTTCAGGACGATTCTACCGTGTTCAAACCGCCCCTGCAAAGACCAAATTACCCGGTCCGTTTTCTTCCGGTTGCCGTGCGTCAAATCCACGATGTGGCTGTATACGTTGTTTTTTCGCATCAGGTCTGACAGATACGGCAGAACCGCGTTTTTCAGCGCCCCTCGTTCGATCCCGATGGACAGTGGCCGGTAGTCGCGCATCTTCATCAGTATCTTGGCGGCTGTCTCGCGGATATCCCAGCGCCCGTGCTCGATCTCTTTGACGAACCACTTGCCGTCGTCCGTGACCTTGACCACCGCAATCGCCGACTCGTCCAGCCGCTTCTTACTATTAGCAGCCTGCTTGGCCACTTCCTCAAACCCGGCCAAGTCCACGGCCACGAAGTAGCTGCCGTAGTCCGGCTCGGTGCCGTACTTGATCCATTCCTCTTTGAACACATCCGCGCCCGCGTTGCTGAAAGACGCCAGGTATTCCTGTTTGAACGCAAACGTACTCAAGGTCTTTTTCGCCGACTCGATCTCGGTGGGGTCAATCAGCGGGTTGTCCTGCGTGGTGAAGTGCCAGCTTTTCCAGTCGCTGTCTTGGTTATCCTGCCCCAGCTTCCACAGGTCGTGAAACCAATTGCGCCCTTTGGGCGTGCCGATGAACATCCCTCGGCCCTTCCTATCGGAGAGGGAAGCGCGGATAACTTGTTCCCACGCCTCTGGCTTGATGTCGGCCACCTCGTCCAGCACCGCATACGTCAGACTCACCCCGCGCAGCGTGTCTGGCCTGTCCGCGCCCCTGACGTAGATACGCGCGCCATTGACCATCGTAATGTCCAAGTTGTTGACGTGGCTTGACTGGATCACCTCGCGGCCGAGGTCCAGCAACAAGTCCCAGATGATCTGCCGCGACTGCCCCATCGTTGGGCTGACGTACAGCACCGCGCTGCCCGGTGGGCACTTGAGCGCCTCAATGATCAGTGTCGTCGCGGCGAGTCTCGACTTCCCACAGCGCCGCCCGGCGGCAATGACTTTGAACCGGGTCTGGTCAGAATAAACAATTTGTTGCCAGGGCAGCAGTGAGAAATTGAGGTCAGACATCTATAACACTCCCGGTGTCGTAACCGTCCGGTTCAGCTTCTATAACTTGTGGCGTCTCGCCCAGGCCCGTGATGTTGATCGTGATGGCGCTGCGCTGGTTCTTGTCCTTTTCGAACATACCTATTGGCAGCGTCCTGTCCATGCACATCTTCAGCGCCGCCATCTGACCGGGGTGCTCATCGTTGAGCGCAATCTGGATCACTTTCTCCGCGACATCCTTGCCGCCAGACCTGATCATCAGCTCTTTCAGCTCCTTGATGCGTTGGTGATCCGTCTTGGGCAGGATCGCCGGTGGGTTCTCTGCGTACCTCTGGATCGTCATCTTGATCGGTCGCCCGCGTTTTTTCTGTTCCATCTTTTGTCCTTTTTGGAAGTTGGCAGCCGAATTGTAGGTCAAATAGGTCAAATAGTCATTTTGGTTTTTTTCGCCAGCGCAAAGCCGTTTTCCCGTTTTCCTTTTTTCAGAATGGCAGAAGGTCCTGTAACTTTTTGTCTAACAGCCAGACCCCTCCCCCCCCATGCTTCAGGCTTCAACTATTGAGGCTTCAAGCAAACTGCAAGCGGCCAGCGGGCAGCGGCCAGCGGCCAGCGGCCAGCGGGCAGCGGCCAACGGCCAGCGGCCAACGGCCAGCGGCCGTGTGGCTCGAAGCTGGAAGCAAATGGAAGGGAGCACGTG